CCGCGCTCTGCATGGCTGTAGAGTCAAAGAGGACGTCATGCCGCGAGGTATCCGGCATCGAACGCTTGGCACTGATCTCGGCCTTGCGCGGCAAACAAAACTCGGCCAGTTCCTGCCAGACGGTGTCCCACGGTGCCCGCTCGGAGGCGAGGTCGTTGTGGCGCATCAGCACCCAGTCGGCCAGTTGGACGGAATCTTTCACCAGAGGTCGGGGTCGTTAGCCGCGGCAATGAGCAGGACAATGCCCACAGCGAAGCAAGCCAGCGTGAAGGTTAGCGTCATTCATCAGCCAAGGAGGCTGTTCGGGGCCGATCCTGTGGCAGGGTTGCGGTATCCTCCGGTTTCACCGGCAAGGATGGATTTGCGGAACCCGTCGCGCTTGGCCGCGGCTTGGCGCTGCTGGTTGGCCGCATCGCCCGCGCTCATGTTCTGCATCTCCGGTGGCGGCGGTGGCGGCGGCGGGGCAGGAGGAAGTGGAGGCGGCGTGAAAGCGGGCATGGCCGGTGCGGGAGGCGGCGTGGAGCCACCACCGCCAAAGTGGCAGCGCGACGTCAGATCAATGGGTGAACGTGTGTAGTTTCGCATATTTGTGGAAAAGTTTGTCGGTGGAGAAAAACGACAAGGTGTCGCCGGATCGCTCCCATGCGACGAGAGGAAGGTAAAAGGGCATGTGGGTCAAAAGATTTTTGACTAAACCCTGCAAGCCTCCGTCGTCGCGCAGGGCGAAAGCGTAGACATACCAAGCGTCCCAAAGCTGCGGCGGGAACGCCATCCAGACGTCGTTGATGTGTTCTTGCGGTGCCTTGCTCCAGACCGGACGCACCATGAGCAAATAATCCGGCGTCGAGAAAACGTAGCCGCATTGCATGTGTGCGGTCAGATCCTCGGCAAAGGTGCGCGGAGAATTGTCCGTATACAAGGCGCGGACTTTGTCGAGCGGCGTCATCGTCTGACCACCGCCCTCCGGTCGCTCCAACCAAGGTCGCGGATGCCAGTGACAACCACAGCGGGTTCCCGCGGTGCGGTGCCGGTCTTGAGCATCGATGCGGCCTCGGCCTCGGCCAGCATTCGCAATGCGTCCGCGGCGTGGCTTGCCCAGTTATGCACTGGCTCATGCACCACGATGCCGGTGGCGCTGGCCCGCTTGTAGGCGTAGTTGGAGAGCGCGGTGACCCCTGCCTCGCAGTGTGGCAAGCGGAAGCTGAAGCGTGGCAGCATTTGCTGGAGTCTATTAATCCCGATCCAGACGTCATGCGTCCGCGGCACGATGCGCGTGTTGTTGAGTCCCGCGGCCCGCAACTCGGCCTCGTCGCTGCGCCCGCTCGTGTTCTTCTGGGCACTGGCATCGTGCGGCAAGTAGTGGTTCCCGTAGTTGTATCCCTTGGCCATCATGTGGGCCACGCGCTGCACCGGAGTGAGGTCGAGATCGATGTCCACATCGATGACACGGACTTCGTTGCCTGCGACCAGTTGCCAATACCAAGTGACCGTGTTGACCGGCGACCCGATGTCCCACGAGGTATGCACCGGATACGAGTTGTCCACCTTGATCGGCCCGATGGCTCCGGCGGCACGCAGCTTGTCCAGTTCTCCCGCGTAGATCGCGCCCTCGACCGGCGACTTAAAGCATTCCTCCACCGTAGTGGGGAACTCGCGGAAGATAAACATACCAAGTTGCTTCGCTTGGCGGTCATACCACAGCCTTTGCTCCGGCGTGAAGGCGTGGCCTGTCTGGGCCTGCATGTCGTCGAGATACTCGCTGGTCGCCTTATTAACGGTTTGGACGTCTCCCTTTAATATGTAAGTCGGATCTTTCCACCAAGGGAAGAAGACGACGCGCCAGTCTTTGTCCGTCTTCGCGCTGTCCGGTGTTTCCATCGCCTGCTTGACGATGTCCCACAAATGACCCCCTCGCCCGCCCTTCCACGTTGTTTCGACAATGACGCGGCCATGCTCCGCGGACGGGATTGCGCCCGTGAGAATCTCCTCGGAGCGTCGCGGGTCGTCGGCTTGGATGACTCCCCATTCGCTCAAGTGCAGCCAGTTGTTAGTGCCGCCACGCGCTCGCAATCCGGCAAAGAAGGACGACGCGGCATTGCCATTGACGCTCACCTCCAAGATCGAACCGGAGTCGCGCACCTTCTCAATGTGTTGCAGCGTGCCCGCGGGGAGATTGTCGAGAGCGACCTTGGCAATGGTGGCCAGCTTGCGCTCCGCATCCGCGGCGGTCTGATCAACCAGCGAACACTGCGTGCCCGCGTTCCAAAGCATCTGGTCGGTCAGCAAAACGTCGAGCGCGGTGGACATGCCCAACCGGCGGGCTTTCAAGATGATTAGTCGCTTGCAGCCTTCCAGAAACAGCATGTCGTAGACGCGCTGCTGCTCCGGTCGCGGGACAAAGGGCACCACGCGGCCATCGTCGGCCCGTTTGATGTGGTAAAGATGAGACAGACGCCAGAGCGGGTCGGTCAGATCGGCGTTGTCATCCACGCGGTTTGGGTTGGTCGGGACTGTTGACCACGTTGTTGAGCAAGGCTTTGACCGGATCAGTGACGTCATGCTTGACCTCCTGCTTGTCGGGTTCGGCCAGCCCCAGCAGCTTGATCAGTTCGCGCATTGCGCCGGTCGCCGCGGAGTGGTCGTTGTTGCGCCGTGCGCTTCCGTAGGTGTCCTTGAGGCAATCGACCGCCTCGCATATCTCGGACTCCTTCATGGTCATGCGGGCCTCGCGGACAAGCGCGTTGGCCTGCCCGATGTAGCTTCGGGCCGTGCGGTCGCACACCTTGAACTCGGTGCAAGTTTTGGCAAGCGCATCAGAGTAACGCATGCCGCCGATGATCCAGTCGGCAATGGCATCGATCCGCTTGTCTTTCTCGGTTTGTGAGGTCATGTCGCTGCGTCTCTTCTACTCCTTTGGTCAAACGATTAGCCTTGACCCAGAGTTTGACTACACCCCAGAACATTATTCGGCTTCGCTTCGCTCGCCTCAACTACCATACGTTGTTCGCCATTGATTCGTTGAATGATCGCCTCCGGTGTCGTCGGCAACACGCGGTGGCACGCGATGAACTTGTCGTCGGTTGGTAGTTCGCTTGTAAAATGGGCATCATGCGTCGGCACCACGCGCATCCGGTGCAAGTTGATCGACACGGTGGCGTCACTGCTCCGCGGATGCGTGACCATTTCGCCATGCCAGTGCATCTGCTGGAGTTGACATGCGGTGGCGCGAGACAGGGCAAACCCGCACCCTCCATGCAATGCCGGTAGCTTGGCGTCCTCGTGCGTCAGCTTGCCATGCACAAGGCCAATGGCGTGATGCTCGTCGGGATCGAGATCGATCAGTCGCAGTTCCAGTCGTCGCACGTTGACGTAGCCGTCGTCGTCGATCACATACAGCCAATCGTAGTGCGGCTTGAAGGTATCGATGGCGTAGAGCGTCTTCTCGGTCGCGGAAAGGTAATCGCCGCGGCCCACTTGTTCGTCGCCCGCGTAGCGCACCGTCGAAGGCGCGGCAACGTGGCGTGTCCAGTTTTTGGTCACCGGCAGGCGGTTGGCGGTGCGTGCGCTGGTTTGGATGACGTAGTCGATTTTTACCATGTGTATTCTTTGGGGATGACTTCGCGGAAATCGCTGGTCGGGATTTCCACGCAAGGTTCGTTGTCCGCGCTGGTGCGTCCGGTGGTGCCGGTGCGGTTGACGTAGGTCACCGGATACTTCTGGTCGAAGATTTTGACGCTGTAGATGCCCTCCTCCCACTCGACAAGCAGAACGGTGGGCAAGACGTCGGCAAACTGGCGGGCATGGATGAATTTTTGCAGTGACCAGATGAAGGTCGGATACTTGTCCTTGGAGTTGTTGCGGTGTCTGGCCTCGACAAAGCAGACCGGCCTACGCCCGCGGACAAACATGGAGTCCACGGGGTAGGCTTTGGAACAGAACGCGGTATCGAAACCGTGTTTTTGTGCCACGGCTTCGATGATCCGGCGTTCGGTGTTCCGGTCTTGCGTTGTCTCGTGCAGGATCAAAACGGAATGTCGTCGTCTACCGGCTCGTCAGTCGTCCGCGGCGCTGCGGGCTTCGGCGCGTTGTAGTTGCCTTGCTCCTTCGGAACCCACGGCGGGCCGAATTTCAGCGAGAGGAAATCTTTCCCGCTTTTGCTCGTTTGCTCCCAGATGCTGATCTCGTAGTCTTTGCCTTCGATTTTGACGGGGCCAGACCACTTGGGCGCTTTGGGGTTGTCTGATTGCCGCGGAAAAGCGGCACCTCGGTTGTCGTCGTTGTATTGCATGGTTTTGGTTGTGTGTTGATGTCGAGCGTGCCGTTTGGCAGCGCCCAGATTTGTTCGCTTCGGAAATGCACAAACGCGCCGTCGCGCTCCATGACGACCGTCCAGATGTCGTTGGCCAGATTGCTCTCGCGGGACACGATGATCGCCCAGCCATAGCCAAGCGGCGTGTCAACGGGGAACGGCTTGTTGAGTTCCAGCATCATGGGAAAAAGTTCCGGCGGGCCGCGGATAGCGCGATACCGCGACGGCCCCCACATCTTTGGGTGGCGATGACCACATTGACGTTGGCGCAGCCTGTGCCGCCGGAAAGTTTCATCGTCGTGACTTTGTTTTGACTAAACCAATCCGACGAAAGTGCTGCGGGTTGCGATTGATCCACGAGATCACCTCTCCGGTGTTGTGGACGTCCGCAGCCCAAACGGCGTTGTCGCTGACCAGCGGGCAGTGTTCGGCCAAGATGTTCATCACTGCGACCTCGTCGTCCTGCATGCTGAAAGCAATAAAGTCCTCCAGACTGTTTGTGGGCATGACTCATTGTGCGGGTGTGGTCAAATCCTCGTGGGCAAACTTATCGCTCAAATGCTCGCGGGCGTATTTCTCGATCAACTTGATCATTTCGCAGCATGTCTCGTCGCACTGGTTGGCCAGCCACGCTTCGCTGTCTTCTGCAATAAATTCCAGCGCACGGGCATATCGGTCGCGCTGACGTTCCAGCTTGCGGGCAAATTCCGCGCTGACAGTCCCAGTCCGATTGGTGAAATGCTTCTTCAGCTTGCTGATCGAAGTGAACGTCGTTAGCTGCGCGTCTGTTTCCGGTGTTTCGCTCACGCCGCCACCACCCCTTCCAATTCGCTGATCTTGGCGCGGATGCGTGCGACTTCGGCTCGCGCTTCTTCCGTCCACTCGGTTTCCCAAGGCGTCTCGGTTTTATGCCGACGGTTCCGCGGGTCGGACTTCATTCGCTCTAATTTCGATTTTAAGGCTTCCAGACCCTGTTTGGCCTCCCAGACCCCTTTTGGTTTAGTCAAAGCCTTGGACGAGCTTCTGTGAGCAATCTCGGCCTGTTTAGCGGCACGATACTTCGCGTAGGACGCAATCTCCCGTCGCCAATCGGTAATTGCCCTGCCGTCACGATCCGTCCAGTAGCCCTCAAATGCGAACTTCCTGCTGTTGGCTCGGTCAAACCACGCCTCGGCAATGTCCGCGGGAAGGCTGCACCGATTGGCCCATGCCAAAAACTCTTCCAGCGTCGGTGTCGGCGGGGAGAGAGGAGTTACTGAAGATGAAGATGAAGAAGAAGGGGTTGGATTTTGCTCCTCGTTTTGCTTAACCAAATGTCCAAGCAAAAGAGGGTTACCGCCCTTGCTTCCGGCTTCCGCCCGAATCTTCCGAAGTGCTTCATCCTTAACCATTCGCCGCGAATAAATCGCGCCATCTTCGTCGCGGGAAAACACTTTGTTCTCCTCAAGTTCTTTCAATAATTTGAGGCATGTTTGCGGCGACAAACCCACGAGTTTTGCGAGGGTTTTGTGGCAAAAACCCCTGCCGTTTTGTTTGAGTTTGCCGTATTCCTCGGACTCGTGGGCGATGCACATCATCTCCACCCACAGGCCGCGAGCGGCCAGCGAGCATAGTCGCAACCCAGAATCCTTGCGCCAGTCGGCGGGATAAAATTGAAACGATGGCCGCTTCACAATCCCGCCTCCTCATATCGCTTTAGCCGCTCCGCAAGGTTTTTCGCCTGCAACTTCCAAAGACCATCAGCCACCTCGCCCGTGACAAAGCTGCGCTTTAGCTGCGGCTCCAAGAGCTTCTGGTCGCCCTCAAAGAACCTTGCGAAGCCGTATTCTTGACCATAACCAGCCAAAGACTCGGTGTGTTCGGGCTTTGTGCCAAGCGCGTAGAACATGCGAAGTGCCTTCATAAAACCAATGACGGATTCAACAGCGAACCCAGCACCTTCTGGATCTTCAAACAGCGACTCGCTTAATTCCTTAAACTCTTTGCGCTGCTCATCAACGAATTCATGGCACTCCTCGCACACCACTCGGAGCGCGTGGTCTGGATAGTTCCAAGGCTCGGTGCGCGAGCGATAAAAGTTGTGATGAACGTGCAGGGTTTGGTCGGCGGATTGGCACTCGGAACACTTCCATCCCGCTGCTTCCAATACTTCCAGCCGACGTTTCTGCCAGCGTGGGTCTTTCAATTTTTCTGCGTATGTCATGGGCGTAAAACAAAAACCCTCTGAACCGCCGCCGCTGAAAGAAGGCACACAGCGGCCCACGGCGACGGATCAGAAGGTTGGTTGTTTTGTTTTTTCATGCTGTGCTTACCGCTTTCAGACGGTTCGTAAATTTTGACTAAACCGGAGGCGTGGGTCAAATGACTCACAGCGCCTCCTTCATGGTGATTTCAATGTATGGCTCCGATACGCGGAACTTCTCCGCGACAATTTGATCGACCAGCGCGTCGTCAGTCAGCCAACCGGCTTTGACCAAACAATCTTCCAGCGACTTAAAACTATTTGAGAGATCCGGCCTTTTGCCATGCCGTCGCTCGTTTGGCCGCGCCTTGGTCTGCTTGTAGGCCAGCTTGACGCGGATCAGCACCGGATAGTCGATTGGCTTGCGCGGTGCGAATTTGCGTAGCTGCAAGATCAGCGCGTCACGCGAATCCTGCACCCGCTTCTTTGTGAAAAACATGGGCTTGCCGTTCCTCACCATCACGCCCTTTTGTTGGCATGTGACGATGTTCGGCTCGCCAAGAATTAGCGCGGTGATCATGTCCATTTCCCCCCAACCTTCCGGCGTGCCCGCGGTTTAACGATGACGCGCTTCTCGGCCCATGCCCGCGGTGCGCCTACTTGCACGAGCGCCTCGACGAGAACATCGTCGGGCACCTCGTCGCGGCGTTTGAGCAGCATGTCGATATGGCCCCAACGCTCCGGCACGAGTCGCATGGAGAAAAACTCCCACCAAACAATCCGCGCACAGGCATAGCGGGCCGGTGCCTCGACGGTCATCAGACGCGCCCGCCATTCGGCGGGGGGCACCTTGGCCCCCCACCGTCCTTTGCTTGTGGGCACGAGTTGGCGTGTCCACTGCTTCATTGCGGCTTGACCTCCTTAATGGCCAGATTGCGCTTGATCGTCACCGTGGTAACAAACGAAGTGACGACCTCGCAGATTTCGTATGTCCAATCGAACGCGCTGTCGTAGTCAGACCAATCTTCTTTCGCGTTTTGTTCCTTAATGAACTTTTCCGCTTCAGCCCGCGTGCGAAACCGGCCATCGATTTCACCCTCGTGGCGGGAGCCTCCATCCGTATAAACAACAAGGAACTTCTTCACAGCACAGCCTCCGCTTGTTTTTGTGCCCACGCCGGTAGCGCGAGCGTGGTGATCTCCTGCGTGAAGGCAGGCCAGTGGTTCTCGGCCTCGCAATGCCGGAGCAAAGCGAGGTCGGACTGATACTGCTTCCGGCCCCACTCGACGGCATCGTGATCGATGGCGTAGACTGCGACGGCAAACGGCGCTGTCTTCTCGACGCACACCAGCAGGAACTCGCTCTTGTCGAGCGAGAGCAGCTTGGCCAAGTCGAGATAGTATGCCGCCTGCACATCGTAGCGATATGCCGCCATGCTCTTTGACATCGCATCCGGCGATGCCGACGCGCATGACTTGATGTCCACGATGCAGTTGCCGCTTTCGGGCAGCGCATCGATGCGGGCCTTCCTCAACACGCCGTCTTCGCCATTCGCAAACAGCGAAACTTCTGTCTTCGCCTTGGCCAACAGTCGTTTGACCGCGGGGTGCGCGTGAACCGAATCACGCATTCCGGTGATGGTTGCCTCCTCCTCGGCGGTGATGATCGTCGCGGTCTGTGCCTCGCGCCACGCCTTGCCTTCTTTCGTGGTGAACATCATGCCCTCCGGCTTGACGACCCAGTCCACGCCGTCCGGTTCCAAAATCGCTCGGTGGATCATGGAACCAAGACGCATGGCGGGCGTCGTCTCGGTTTTGAGCAGCCCATCGATGTATGCCTTGTAGTGCGCGGGAGTCCGCGGTGGCGCGATGTAGTCCAGCGCGGACTTCGATATGCCTTCGGCGGCACGATACTGCGCGTCCGGTAACGAGAGGATGCCGCTATTCATCGTCGTCCTCCGCTTTGGCTACGCCTTCCAAGACCGGATCGAACGGCACGCCGTAAAGACGCGCACGATCCTCGGCGCGACGCCACATACCGGCGTCCGCCTCCTCGTCGCAGCAGATGTCGTCTCTCATAGCAACTCCTCCTGCTTGACCGCGGAGTCAAAGAAGTCGGCGGCGTTTGCGGGTTCCGGTAGCACCACGCTGTCGGCCACCTTGCGGGTGGTCACGTTGCGCGGAACGTAGTCCTGCACCTCCTCGCGGATGCCCAGACCCTTGAGCGCGTCGGGAAACGAATCGCGCAGTGCCCACGAGCGGGCACGCATTTGCAGCATGCGCTGCGGATACATTTGCCAAGGGCCGTCCTTGCCCGCCAGCTTGGCACGCTTAGCATCCTCCATCGTAAACGTGCGAACGCACGGCGTGCGGCCACGGCGCTTGATCGTGCAAGTTGCCTTGTCGCCACTTGCCACCTCTTCGATGTCCTCAAAGTCGGGATGACGCATGGCCAAGGCCAGCGCGGCGTCACCAAAAATGACGGGCTTGCCGTTGACCACGCCGATTGACTGCAAAGCCTGCATGGGCGCGAGGCCAACTTCCAAACCCGCTTGGATTGCGACCATCACCTTCTCCGGTTTGTCGAAACTCTTGGGAGCGAGTGTGGAGTTAACGACCGCTTTGCAAAAGCGGCCCAGTTCGTCGAAGGAGCGCAGTTGCACCCCGTGGGCGTCGAGGTTGATCTCGACGGGTTTGTGCTTGGGTTCGGCCAACGTCAGTTGACCACTTTCGGTGTTCATTGTATTTGTATTCACTGTGTTCATTGGCCCGTCGGCGCGGCATGCTGCGTCGGCGGGTTTTTCTTTGGTGGGTTGCATGCCTAAAATCGGACGGAACGGTTTTCGTATTGCCGGAGAATCCACCGGCTCCACTTGTGACTGGCTTCGGACTTGTCCCAGCCAGTGATCCAACCGGCGCTAAATGCGCCAACGATGCTGATCAGCCACATGGCCACGATCAGAGCGACGATGAGGTAGTCCATTAGGCCCACCTCGCCTGTTTAAGTTTGCGGAGGACGGCGATGCAGTCGCGGACGCTACTGCGCCAGTAGGGACTGTCGTTGCGCCATTTCCACCGACGGCAAAGCGTTGCGGTAACGCTGACCTCCAGTGTTGTGAGTTCGCGCAACCGGAAGGTTGGCACGTTGAGTTCGGGTGTGTTCATTGTTTGTTTCTGCGGTGTTGAATGCGCCTGCACATAGCCGACGCGAAAGTGATGTAGTTCTCGTGGACGTTGACTTCCTGCTCTTGCAGCCACTGGTGAATGGCGCGGAACGTCCACCCCTTGCGCCGGAGACACTCGACGGCGTCTACGATGGTGTCGTAGCGGTGCGTGGCCGCGGGCGGCATGCTGCGGGCTTTTTCAAGAAGATCGTTCACGCTGCGACCCTCCCTTGTTCGCGCCCAAGAATTGCGCGAAGCACTGGTTGAATGTGGGGCCAGCGATGGCCTTGTAGGGTTTTGACTAAAGCCGCACGAGAAATGCCAAGCCTTGCCGAAATACTCCGATACGTTTGACCGGCGGCAAAAAGCACCGCTGCAAAAATCAAAGCGTCCTCGTTTGTTTTAGCACTTTTGTGACTTGATCCCCTCGCCGCGTTTCTGCGGCCTTTTCTTGTGCAATCGCGCTGATTGTCTTTGGCTGTGCCAATCGACAAGTGCGCCGGATTCACGCACTGCGGCGTGTCACAGGAATGCATAACGTGCATGCCAGCCGGAGGGCGCTGATTGTTGGCGATGGCCCACGCGATGCGATGCGTTGCCTCGCGATTGCGTTTACCAACGGCCATGTGGCCGTAGCCGCGTGATCCACGGCATCCTTGCCACAGCAAACACTCCCCGTTGCGGGCAACCCGTTCAGACAATCGGCGCTTGGCCGATTCGATCAGATGCGGACTTCTGAAAAACTTGTCCCAGTTCACGCTTCCCCCTTCTCAAGGTTCACTGAACCTTCAGACAAAAGAAAGGCACAGTGGGCGCTCAAAGAGCGAAACTCTGCTTTTGATTGTTTGAGGAGCCGCGCCTTTACGTCACGGGGTATCTGGATATTGAGTGGCAATACGTCTGCCGGTTTCTTCCGCTTGTTTTGTAGCATGGGCAATTGCTGCATAGTCTTTTGCTGTTAGTTCGGTGGTGGATGTTTGAGCGGCCAAAATCTCGTTGACGATTTGTGCCATTGGCACTTTTCGACGACGAGCGATACGACGAAGTCGCATGACCGTGGTGCGCGGAACCTGTAGTGAGAGAGGTTCTTTGTCTGGGGAGTGCTGCGAAGGCATTTCCTTGTGGGTTCGATAGAAAAAGTAGCAGGTTCACTGAACCCGTCAACGTCTTTTTTTAAATTTTTTTAGCGGTCGATTTTGTTTTCTATCCAAAACCCCAGCACCACCAGCGGCACCCACACCGGAGCGCCCAGCAGCCACATCATGGCGTAGTGCCCCCACCTCTTGGCCCACTGCCGCGTGCCGCATTGCCGCGCTTGGTCGTCGTGCCACTGCACGCGGCCCCAGTAGGCCCGCCACCAGCCCCACCGGCTGACGGCTTCGATGGACTTGGTGAACGCCACAAGCAGGACAAACGGCGCGGCCAATACGGCCATGATCCCCGCATAAATTGCGGAGTTAATCCGGCGCACTGGCTTTTCGTAAAGCATCACGCGGTAGCCTTCTTGCGAGCCTTGGCTTTGGCGATGACGCGCTTCCGGTATTTGGAATTGGTCGCGTAATACTTGGCCTTCCGGCGGCTTTCCTTCTGCCGGAACCCGCGCTCGCTCTCATACCGCTCCCGATAGCGACGGCGCATAGCCTCCTTCTGCTCCTTCGGATCTGCATACGGCATGGGTACCAGTCAAACCCAGCGCGGAAAAAAATGCAAATGGGGAAAAGGTGTGGTAACTGGGTGTGTTAACTCTGGCCTTTCGGTGGCGTTCTACAGAGTAAAATGGGCTTTTATGTATCGAACCCTCGTTTTGTGTAAGTGCTTCTGTAACAGAGTAAAACGCTCATTTATTTTACGCATTTTTCGTATTTGATTGTATAACTGGCTGGGGTAAATTGGCTCCCTATGGCATCCGTCATCACTGTCCCTAAATCACCGTTCTGGCTGGCCCGCATGCGTATATGGGTCGCTTCGCCAGAATACCCCCGCGGAGGCTTTTGGAGAACTACCATGCGCTCCACCCGCCTGCCACATAAAACCACGCCCAAACGCGCTGCAAAGGCCGTAGCGGACGAGATGGAGCGCACTGGGCGAGAGGCCCGTCAGCCGGAAACAATCGACGAGCATTGGGCACAGAGCCGCATTGAGGCCATGCTCCGGTTGGCCAACGTCGCCAGCCCGCGGAAGAAGACGTCATGGAACGACGCCGCCGCCGGTTGGCTCGCGGCCAAGGTGGCCAAGCCGCGGTCGATGGAAAAGTATCGCACAGACCTCGCTCACTTCACCCGTTGGATGGGTGTCCGCGCCGGTCACGATCTTCGCGGCATAACGCCGGAGGATATAGTTGAGTTTCGCCAGTCGCTGGCTGACTCCGGTCTGGCCGAATCCACCGTTGTCTTCACGATCAAAGCCGTCCGGTCGGTGCTGAAGCGGGCCGTCCTGCTGCGGCACCTCGACCGCAATCCCGCGGAGCTTGTCTCGCTCCACCGCACCGACGGCGCGTCCAAGCGCAAGGCATTCACCGCCGCGGAGATCGAAGCCATCCTTGCCGCCGCGGACGACGAGTGGCGCACCGCCTGCTTGTTCGGGTTGCACTTCGGCATGCGGATTGGCGATGCCACGCACCGCCGATACGATGAGATTCAAGACGGCGTCCTGCACTTTGTGCCGGAAAAAAAAAGCCGCAAGGCGAAGACGGTGTCTGTGCCCTTGCTGGGAGAGTTGGCCAACCTCCGCGGCACCGGCCTCATCACGCCTCGCCTTTCCAAGCTATCGGCCAGCGTGGCCTCGCGTCATTTCATCCGGTTACTCGACGACGCTGGCATCGCAAGGTCGGTATCCGCAAAGAAAGGCAAGGGTCGCGGGATGTCGGATAAGTCTTTTCATAGCTGGAGACATACGATCAACGGCCTCATGCTCGACGCAGGGGTTGATCAACGGGTTCGGCAACTCGTCTGCGACCACGATTCGACAAAAATCAGCAACAGCTACACTCATGCGTCAATAGCAACGATGGCCGACGCTATTAGGCGGGCTGTTCCGACGTTAGAATATACGGGACGGTCTTCTGCGAATACCGATCCATCTCCCCATAAACGAGGCCAATAAAGCTGTCCCACTGCTCGCTGGGGATCGTTTGACAGCCAAGCGAGGACGTCACCCGCGGGCTGGTCGATTTCACGCTGCCTCCGCGGTGGATGTTTATGGCCACGCCAAGCGAGCGGCCCTTCTTCCCGTCGCGGGTCACCGGCAAGGATTCGTTCGGCGTAGCAGGACGCAGCGCCGGATACCCGTTGCCGCGGGAGATCCCGTGCTTGCCCTTCTTGTAGCGGTGGACGCCCTCGACGAGCGAGGCGATGCCGGTGCGCCAGAGCGACGGGTCGGTGTTGCCGTTGAATCCTGCGAACGCGGTCGGGGAAATGACGACGAGCGCATCGTCCCAGATTCCGCGGTCGTTCGACGTCGGGTCACCCAGCGTGCGCCGGAAGTAACCGCGGATGCCCACAATGACCACAGCGTCCTTGACGCCATGCTTGCGGACAATCGCCTCGACTTGTGACGCGGTGATCCGCGGTCGAGCCTTGGGCGTTTTAGCGGGCATCCTGTGCCGTGATCAGACCCCAGCCAGCGAGGACGCTGGCCACGAGCAGGCCAATGTCGGGAAGGGTTCCGGTAGCGAGGAACTCCCTGCCCGCGGTAGTGGCGGCGGCGAGGATGGTGAGAATGCCAAGTGCAGTCGTTTTGAGATTTTTCATTTGGATGATGTCGGTTTGGCCAACGGCATCGATACCGTCAGCGAGTTGTTTTTCATGTCCCACCCGAAGCGGACTTCCGACAGCGTTGAGCAGCCGGTGAGCGCGAGCGCGAGTAGGACGAGAGGTTTCATGTTTTGACTAAACCGCGACGAGAAGCGTGGGTCAAACGATTAGCTCTGCAACCCCGCCACCGCCTCCGCACTCGCGGCCTCATAAGAACACGGCGGCTGCTGCCAATCGCTGCGCGGCGTAGGGTCAACCGAAGCAACCAGCATCCCTTCCAACCACGCTTTCAACGCAGTCATCAGCGGCCCAAGCGGCTTCCCCGCTTGCATCAGCGCCATTTCAAAACGCGCAAGGGCGGAAACCTGCATGGGCGAGAAGTGCTGGCTTGTCCATGCTTCGGGCGAGTAGGTCGGCGCAGGCGGCACGATCCACGCGCCGTCTGTCCATTGTGCTGATTCGTCGGGTTTGGGCGGGGCCAATTCCCAGCCCTTCCGCAACAAATTAGCAATCGCCGCTTCGTCAGTTTCGGCGCGAAAGTGGCCTTGTGAAATTAGATAGGTGGTCATGGCTTAGTTGCAGCTAAATTTCCAAGAACGCGCGGCGCACTGCTCAACGCGCTTGCGCATCGAATCGCTTAGATCAGTTGTGAAAAACGCAACAAATGGGATATAACCAGTGGCCGCAAATGTTGGTGTAGATGTGTAGCCGCCGACAAATAAATTGCCTGTTGCAGATGGCGTTGTTTGCAAGCCACCAGGAGTTCCGCTATTTGTAAACGATGCCTGTGAAGTTCCGTTTACACGCAATGTTCCACTTGTCGCTGCTGTTTTTGTAAAACCAGCAACATAGCTTGTGTTTGTAGACATTGCAGCGTTGCTTGTTCCGTAAGTTCTATAAGTATTTTGTTCACCAACATAATAGTAAACTGTGTTCATGTCGCCATATTCAAAAAAGAACTGATTGCTACGGCCAAAAACGACAGGCTGCGCCGAAAATGAACTAAGATTTGTAACCATAACCAGCGACCATGTATTATCTGCGGAGAGTAAATTTGTGTATCCTCCAGAAATTTCTAACACATCGCCCCCGTCAAATTTTACAGCGCCTTGTCCTCCAACTCCTGCCGTCTCAAACGTGGGCTGCTTGCCTCCTGTGGCTTGATCGGCGTTGTAGGCGTTGCCGCTACGATCAGCCCAAGACGAGACGGCTGTGTTGTTGCCTTGAGCAATATATCGCGCATCAAGCACAAGATTTGCACCCGCATCCTTTGGCTGAAAATGGCGGACTCGCGCTCTCATTAGTTGAAGATGATTTCCACGCCGAGGAGGCGGGCGTCCACGCCGAGGGTGTCGGCAGCATCCCCGACCACGCGGGAGATTTGAAAGTTGATCGCCTTGTTGGCCGCTGGTGTTCCGTCAATGGTCACGGCGCTCGTCGCGCTCGTCACATGGACATCGTTAGCCGTGATGAATGTGTCTGTGACTGCAACGCGAGTGCCGCTGGATTGGTCGAGGGCGGCATCGTCGCCGTAAGCGCGTCCGCTCAAGCCCCACGCCACGCCGCCCGATCCCGAAGCTGCCGTCCAGTAGAAGCGAGCGGTCAGCGTCGAGTTGTTGTAGTTGCTCGGCATGACAACGAGGGCTTGGGCAAACTCTTCCGTGCCTGTGTCGAAAAGTAGCTCGTCCACGTTGGCGCGGTTGGTCGCGCCGATCTCGCGGCTGTCCACGCCGCATCCGCCTGTGGTGCGCGGAACCCATGCGGAGGCGGGAATCCAGAGATTGGTTGCGCCGCCAGATCCGCCACTCGCCGCCGCAAAGCTCGGAGCCGACGACGCACCGTTGGAAGTCAGCACCGTGTTGGCCGCGCCAAGGGCAAGCTCGGTCACTTGGCCGCTGCCGTTGCTGTAAAAGACCGACCAGTTGCCCGCCGTGTGGTCGCTGGTTCCTGTCATCGCGTGGCTGCGAGTGTGAAAGCGCGAATCGTCGCCAGCCGCAACCGTGTTGGCCCCCGTGCCGACTGTGACGGAAATCGCAGGCGTGGTTCCGCCGCTTGAAACGATGGGCGCGGTGCCTGTGACGCTGGTGACGCCGCTGCCGCTTGCCGCTGCAAACGTGACCCCGCCCGATCCGTTGGCGGTCAGCACATGGCCGTTGGTTGCGTTTGTGGCTGCAAGAGCGGTCAGTTCGTGGGTGTGGGATGCGGGCGGTCTTGTGTCTCCCGTATCATCAAGCGTGATGTTCTTGTCTGGAAACGTGACAACCCGCGTTTGGCCCGCACTAACGGACGAGGCAGAGAGCCGCACCTTTTTTGTGATGTCTGTCGGGTCGGAAATTGTCGTTCCGTTTGAGTCAATGCGAAGCTGAATCTTGTCGTTTGCACCAAGGCAAAGCGGGCCAAACCTGTTTCCGATCAATCCGACTTTGTTTGTGCCGCCGCCGTTGACTTCAAGCGACACTTGACCCGCGTTGGATTCGCCAAAGTTTGATCCACCGTAGCCGCTGCCAGTGCAGGCCATGTAGAATGAACTGTTGGCAGTAGTGTTCTGAACGCGGATGAGGTTGTAGTCGGTGCTGTTGCCAGTAAAGTCTGCGGTGTTTGTTTCGTTGTTTCCGCTATTAACCGTAAGACCCCACGCGCCGCTTTGGTTTATCGTTGCGCCTGCAAAATTCGGGCTGTCAGTTGTGCCAAGGTCTTGGTTGATGTTCTTAAACGGATCACTACCGCCCGCAACCCCGCCCGAAAGCGCAATCTCCTCGCCGTTGTCGGGAACTTGTGCGCCATCGCCCGAAACCAGAGTTGCTTGGTTGGACGAATTAGCCGAGTTCCACGCAGACAGGCGGTTGCTTACCGACTGAGAGCCATTAAATGTAAGTGTAATGCTGTTGCCTGCGGTGCCTGCGGTGTTGGCGCGGATAAAGACGTCCGAAGTCATGCCTGCCACTTGGCCCTTGTAACTGGCCTTAATGCCCGCCGCATGGCTTGCCGCATGCGATGACGGGGTGCGGGAGTCGCCTGCGTCATCGAGCGTCACGTTTTTGTTCGGGACGCTGATCGTGCGGGTGGTGCCGGTGGCGATGCTGCTGGCGTCGAACTTCAGTTCTTTGGTGATGTCCGTATCGTTTATGATTCTAAAATTCGCATCCCGATACAAATCACTAAACGTGCCCGCGTATTTCCAATCGTCGAGGTTGCCGTTGTTCAGTTCACGCACCCAGATTCCTGCCGGTTTGCGCGAGATGAAATATAGCCCCTCGCCTTTTCTCACGAGGAACGCGCTATTCACCGCGGGCGTTCCGGCGGTCACCGGAAGATTGCTATGGTATTCGACCTCGCCGTCGATGTAGCTACCACCACCCGATCCAGTCTGATCAAGCGCGTCGGTAAACGGGTTGTATTTCCAAGGCATGTTACGGGTAGGTCAGCGTCTGCGTGAGCGGGTTGCCGTCGCCGTCGTAGGTGAAAGTTTCTGTCAGCACTATGGTGCCGCTGGCTCCACCTTGCCGGTAGACAACTTGCGTGGCGTTGCCGCTTGTCCAAGTAAATGCGCGGTAGTCCCACGCGGGCTTGTTTTCGTTGAGCAACGCAGGCTTCCCATCCGGCCCCTGTGCCACGAGGACGACTTGCGATGCTACGCGGTTCCAGTCTTGAATTTTGACGCTCATTATTTAGCAACCTCCTTCACGCTGTGGTGGATGTCGCGCAGCGACTGATCGATCTGGTGCAGCGAGGCATTGATCTTCTCGCTATGCGCGTTGCGCTGTTCGCGCTCGTATTTAAGTTCGACCAAGAAAGAGTCGCGGGCCTTGTCCAAGTGGTGAATAAAGGCCGGAGCGACTTTGACCAACAGCATGATCGCGCTAAAGGCGACGAGGCCAAAGCTGCCCAGTTCTGCCACCGTGCGAAGCCAGCCGAAACTTTCCATGACCGGCGTGGCCGTAGCGAACACACCGAATGTTCCGGCGGTCAGCATGGCGGCGGATGTTTTCAGTTCAAGGATCATGGCTCACCCAGCCACACCAACCATGCGGCGTGCTCTTCTTCAATCATGGCCTCGTAGTTTGGCGTTGCCCCGTTGCTCTCGTAACGAGCGCGGTCAAAGCTTATGGTGCGGCTGGCCGTTCCGTTGCTGAACGTGGCCGTCACCGTTGTTTCGGTTGTCTGCGTGCTGTCGATCATGTTGCGTAGTAAGGAATTTTGCGGCTGGTGCCGTTGATTGAAACGACAAGAAAATCTTCGGGATTTGCGGGCAATGTTCGCGCTCCCGCCGTGGCCGTTGTCGCAGTCGTGGCGTTGGAGACGGTTACATCGCCGTCAACGTGGAGTTTGCTGGTTGGCGTGATTCCGATGCCCATGTTGCCGCCAGATGTAACCCTCACCCTTTCGACGTTGGGAGATACGCCACTACCAGCGCAAATTCTTATGCCGGTGCTTCCAGACGATCCCTCTGCCCTAAATTCTAGTGACCCATGAATACCGTTTGGAAACGATGAATCGTTCTGTCGGCATGCAAGCGCAGCGATCAACTCTCCGTCAGACAAAGTCGTGTCAGAATTATAAAACACAAACGACCTTGCGGCTGTCTGGTTGTTGATGTTTGTCACCCACTCTCCAGATTCATAGTCGTGATAGTGAATATATCGCCCATCAGAATTCGTTACGTTACCAACCATTCTCGTATCAGTGCATGAGTCGATGCTAATCGGCTGCGCGCTTCCGCTAACAAGTGTATTTCCAGACACCATCACATTGGCAGAGTTTCTTATGTCTATACTTGCCGCAGTGTGGCTTTCAGCTACCACGCAATTATTTTGAAACGTGACGCCGGTTCCATAGCTTCTGACCGTCATGAGGCTCGACGCCACTGTGGAACCAACGCCAGATATTGTATTTCCAAGCACCTTGATGTTATTGCCAACTTGAGGGCTGTCTAAAAATACAGCAATCTGCGCGTGATAGAGGCAACGATCAAAAGTGTTTCCGATAAATGAAAGATTTGATCCTGATGTTGCGTCAATAACTCGCTGGAGCGTCGGCAAAGACGCTGGCAAATTGTTGGTGAAGTAGTTATTTGTGACCGTTACTCCGTTGGCCGCGATCTTTACCGCTCTTCGATTCCACGACTTGACCACGTTGTTGGCGATGACGCACGGCAGCGTCAACGGCGAGGCGCTGGTTCCACCAGCAACCACGATTGCGTCTCCCTCTTCTCCTTCAACAGTGTCAATGCTGTTGCCAGTGATGAAAACCGCGTTGTTGCAATTTTGATCCGTCTCAACAAGCACGGCCCGCTGCATTCCGACGCCATTACCTCCAACGCCGTCTCCTGCGCCCTGCAAGTTGCGGATGACATTGTTTGACACGAGGGCCGCTGTGTCACGACCATCAAACGCCAAATGAACACCCACGCCTTGCCATGTCGTCTTGCCATCAAGATTTGAAATGCGACATCCTGTGATAACAGGGTTGTCAGCGGCAACGTAGATGGCCGTTCCAATGTTTAGGTTCCCGTCGAAGTGCAGCGTGACGGTCGTGTTGTTTCCGGTAATTCCAAGCGCCCGCTTAACTTGGCTGGTCGCCGTTATGATGCCCTCGCCAAAAATGCGCCGGTTGGCCACGCTGCTGGTGATTGCTGGATCGCCTGTTGTTCCATTGTTGGCAACGCGATACGAACCAGAAGGGAAATAGACGGATGTGGCCGTTGAGTTTAGCGCAGCTTGAATTGCCGCCGTATCATCCGCCGCACCATCGCCCACCGCGCCAAAGTCTTTGACGTTGATCGTGCCGTTGATCGTATTCAACCCCTTGGCCAACTCGGCGCTGGTGGCGCGTTTGGTGATCCCGCCCTGCTGGATGATTAGCTCGTCGGCGGCGTTGACGGTTGTGGCGTCTCCCAAGTCGGCAATGCTCGCAGGAAAAGAAACGGACGGCACCGTTTCCCACGTTGGCGCACCGCCGTTGACGGTCGTCAGCACATGCGGGTTGGCACTGCTGGGCACGGGGATTGGGTTAAGTGGGGTGGCCTCACTTAACCGGACGCTGTTTTCGACGCCGCGCTTTAGCTGCTGGGCAATCTGGGTGAGCTTGTCGAGCGCACGCTCGTGGCTGGCTGCGGGGAAGTCGCCGCCTTCGGCGTAGGTGGTCGTCTGGGTCGCTGGCACCTCGCGGTAGATCGTGAGCGTGCTGGTCGCCGGAACGGCCACCGCGGTGCGGACAGTGCCGCCGTTGACGTTACCGGCTCCGGTGTGGTTGGTCAGCGTGACGACGCTCTCGACGCCCGCGGAGGTGCGGGCGATGGCCTTCAAGTGGCTGTTCTCTTGAAAAACAAACGGCACGGCATAGCTCGTGGTGGTCGAGTTATTGCCTGCGTATTGGATGCGAGATGTGTCGGACTGGACGGCCATAGGGTATTGGTTTGACTAAACCTTCGCAGTGATCATGGGTCAAAAGATTATTCGTCGCGTAGCGCGTTGTCTGTGACCTCAAAGACGTCCTTGGCCAAGTTGCTGATGGCCGCGGCTCCGGCGATGTTGCTGTTGAAAAGACCGGCGGCGGCGAGGACGCGGTTGACGTCGGCCACGATGTCGCGGAACTCGGCTTCGCCTTCCAGCACTTGCGCCGGATATTGCGTCACCATGCGCGTGGCGGCGGGCACTCCGCGGGCCACATCGAAAACGGAGCCGGAGGGCTTGTAGACGCCGAATGCTGTATAGATGCCGCCTTCAATCGTCTCGCCCACCACGGGGATGCCGTAGATCGGGTCGCTGATAAACTGCGCGGCCAGACGCTTCCAGCCCCAGTTCTTCTCGTCGAAGACCTCATCGTCGTCCTCGTCGCGCATGTCGCGGAAAGCATTGCGAATGACAATGCCCACCAGACCGTTGAGCAGCAGGACGTAGGTCAGCGCCTTACCAAAGTTGCGACTACCGCCCTTGGCACCGTTATACATGAGCAAGCCCATATTCTTGCGCGACTCGGAGGAGAAGGCCCAGACGGCCCGCGCCACGGGGTTGGTCGAGTTGAGTTCGTAGATCGACCGCGCACCGGCCCGCGTCGGCTGGGCGATTTCGTCCACGATGCGCTCGGTGGCCTCGCGTGCGTAGTCCGCGGCCTCCTGCCCGCCCATGCCGTTCTGGCGGGCTTGGGATAGCTGGTAGTCGTAAACGATGGCGTAGGTGCCCGCGGTAAAAAGTCCGTCGAACCCGCTCAAGTGCTGACCCAGCCAGCGGGCGGCGTTGCGGATCTGGCTGGGTTTCTCGGCCCGCAATCCCTGCATAGCCAAGGCGACCGCGGGCGGCATGTCCTTGATCCGGCGCTGGATGTAGTCGCTGTCGAGGGCGGTTGTCCACCCCAAGCGACCGGACATGAGTTTGCCAAAGCGGGAAAGATACGCGCCCACCGGCATCTTGGCCGATGCCGCGCCAAGCTGGGTGACTTGGAGGGCCAAGGTCGAGACGCGCCCGAAGAGGGAGATGGCCGCGAAGTTGCCGGTCATCCGGTTGATCCACTGGTTGATGGCCAGATGGTTGGCCGCGTCCTTGTTGCCGCCCTGTTGGAAGTATTGCAGCCAGTTGTTCATCACCGTTGCGGCCTGCTCGCCTGCCTTGCCCTTGACCACGTTGCGCGTGTCGCGGTGGCCCAAGAGAGCGGAGACTTCGCTGTTGAACTCGGCGTAAGCCTTCCAGTGCGCCATCTGGAGCATGTGGCCGAAGTAGGTCTGCACCGCATCGCGGAAGACCGGCTGGGCGATGGCCCCGCCGCGGGAGCGGAGTGCGCTGGGCGAGTTGGCTCCGGCGGCAAAAACGCCTCCGGTCACCGGATCGATGCCAGCCTGTGCCGGTGCGGCGATGCTCTCGACGACCAGCGGGGAGTAGAATTGGTTCTTCGGGAGGTTCAGCCCGTAGACCTTGCGGTAGACTTTGTTGATGGCCTCGTATTCCTCGTCGTATTTGCGGAGGAGGTATTCGCGGATGGCTTTGGACTCCGGTCGCAGGAGCGCCTCGGCTTTGTTGACGAAGGCTTGGTTGTAGTGCCACTTGCCCGCCGGTTGGCCGTCGCTGTCCATGAATCCCTCCATGTGCTGGCGACCCTTCGGCTGCATCCACATCATGGTGATGGCGACCAGTTGGTTCTGGCTGTAGGCCACGCCGTCGATCTCCTCGTCCATGCGGGAGAGGTCGAAAAGAAGCTGCTGCCCCTGCATCTCGCCGCCGCCCAGCTTGGAGAGGAATGTGGCCCACTCGTCGGAGAGCGCGGCGACGTCGTCGCTCTTGGCGTTGTCGGCCTTGCGTTGCCGGTCGCTGATCTGGCGGGCGATCTTGCTGTCGTTGCCGAAGA